CCAATATCGTTGATTTAGTCCGGCTGATCTGCTATACTGTATAGATGCTTGACATCCTTGCGTATCTACCTGCAAAAAGAAAACCCACACCATCTGGTTGGTTGAGTTTCAATGCGGTTTGCTGTCAGCACAATGGCAGCACTCGAGACACAAGAGGTCGTGCCGGACTCAAAGCCACTGAAGCAGGATGGAGTTATCACTGTTTCAATTGTTCATACACAGCCAGTTTTATCATGGGTCGGACCCTAAGTGTCAAAGCTCGCAGACTGCTTGGCTGGATGGGTGTACCGGACAACGAAATTGAAATGCTCAATTTGGAAAGTCTGCGTCATCGTAGCATACATGGCATACTAGAAGATCGGCAACAGGCATGGAATCATTTGGCTGGCATCACGTTTGAAGAACGAGACCTGCCACCCTTTGCTGAATTACTAACACCTGATCACTCATTGCATTGGGACTATGTGCAGGGCAGACGTGTGCCCGAGGACTTCCCTATGATGGTGCAGACGCAAAATGATGGTGTTCAATGGACCCGGTCACATGTGGTGATACCATTCACATACGAAAACAAAATTGTAGGATACACCTGCAGATTTTTAGACAACCGTCAACCCAAGTTTATTTCAGACAGTCAACCGGGCTATGTGTTTGGTACAGATTTACAGCATAACAACTGGACCAATGTGATTGTGACAGAAGGCATATTTGATGCACTGTCAATTGGTGGTGTGGCAGTAATGCACAACACCATAAGTGAAGCACAGGCTCGACTGATACGCAATCTGGGTAGAGAAATAACTGTGGTGCCTGATCAAGATCAAGCAGGCATAGAACTGATTGACCGTGCTGTGGAACTGGGATGGGCGGTAAGTATACCCGAGTGGCCAGATGGCTGCAAAGATGTGAACGACGCTGTGATTGTGCTAGGGCGTGTTGGTACCTTGCTAACTATAATGGCAGCTAGAGAAACCAGTAAGATCAAAATAGAACTAAGGAAAAAACAACTTGTTAAAAGAATACGGACTTGATGTCCAACGCCTATTTCTAGAAATGATGTTGGAGGACGCACAAAGCTATGTGCGTGTTCAGAACATCTACAATCCGCAGAACTTTGACAAAAGTTTGAGGCCTGCGGCTGAGTTCATTAAAGAACATTCAGAAAAGCACAAGACTCTGCCGGACCGTATGCAGATTTCGGCTACCACAGGTGTTAAATTACAAGCAGTTCCTGACTTGAACGAAGGACACTTTGACTGGTTCATGGGAGAGTTCGAAGCGTTTACTCGTAGACAAGAACTTGAACGTGCAATTTTAAAAGCCGCAGACTTGTTGGAAAAAGGTGAGTATGATCCTGTTGAAAAGCTGATCAAGGATGCAGTGCAAATATCACTTACCAAAGACATGGGCACAGACTACTTTGCTGATCCTAAGGCTCGCATTGAGAAGTATTTCAACTCGGGTGGGCAAGTAAGCACAGGTTGGCCGCAACTGGACAGATTGTTGTATGGCGGATTCAGTCGTGGTGAACTCAACATCTTTGCGGGTGGATCAGGTTCAGGCAAGAGCTTGGTCATGATGAACATTGCACTTAACTGGCTACAACAAGGGCTTAGTGGCGTGTATATCACACTAGAACTTTCGGAAGAACTAACAAGTTTGAGAACAGATGCCATGTTGACCAACATGAGCACCAAGGACATTCGCAAAGACATAGATACTACAGAGCTCAAGGTCAAACTGGTGTCTAAGAAGTCGGGCAACTATCAAGTAAAAGGCCTGCCGGCACAAAGCAACATCAATGACATTCGTGCTTATTTGAAAGAGTATCAAATTCAAACAGGCAAGCGGGTAGACTTTGTGATGATTGACTACTTGGACTTGCTCATGCCAGTAAGTGCAAAGGTTAGTCCTAATGACTTGTTTGTGAAAGACAAGTATGTGAGTGAAGAATTGCGCAACTTGGCCAAAGAGCTAGGAATCCTAATGGTCACAGCGTCACAGTTAAATCGCAGTGCAGTAGAAGAAATTGAATTTGACCACAGCCACATATCAGGTGGTATTTCAAAGATTAACACAGCAGATAATGTGTTTGGTATCTTTACAAGTCGTGCAATGAAAGAGCGTGGCAAGTATCAGATCCAGTGTATGAAGTCTCGAAGCTCGACCGGCGTTGGTCAAAAGATTGATTTGGAGTACAACATTGAAACCATGCGCATTACTGATGAAGGTGGGGACGACAACGAAAACGGGTTCAGCAAAAAGCCCAGTACAAGTATCATGGACTCGATCAAAGCAAAAAGCCAAGTTAGTGCTGGCGCAGACGACGCCAAGTCTGTACCTTGGGAACGACCCCAAGCTCGAGAAGGTTTTGATCTAGAAGCACCCAAAGTCACAGCTGATGTGCAAAGTGCCAAGCTCAAGCAGTTGCTAGGCAAAATTAAAACATCATGACTGACGCTTATTGTTCTATGATTCATGGCGGCTTGCACTTAGACTTTAAAAGTACACATGTGACTGCTCAGCATTGTTGTTTGAGAAAAACTCAATTCCCTATTAATACTCAAACGGACTTTTGGAATCATGTTAATTTTATAAATTTGCGAGAAAAAAATAAAACCAACAATTGGGATTTAGGATGCAGTAATTGCCAGCAGCTTGAAAAATCTGGATATGCCAGTATGCGTACAGGAATGAATCAAGGACTTGAAATTCAAGGCAAAACTAAATTGTTAGGCCCTGCCAGAATTGATCTAATGTTTGACATCAGTTGCAATCTGGCATGCAGAACTTGCGGAACACACTCTAGCACATTTTGGCAAAAACACCTTAAAGAACATAATCTCTGGTTACATCCAATTTTTAGTCCGCGACACAGTAACGAAGTAATACAAAGTCTACAACATTTAGATCTATCAAATTTACAACAAGTAGTTTTTTGCGGTGGCGAAACTATGCTGGGTCAATCTTATTGGGATGTTGCTGCTTGGTTGGCTGATAATGTGCCTGATGCCAAACAAAAACTCACAGTCTGTTTTCAAACCAATGGCACACAATCAATCAGTGAAAAAAATGTTAATATTATTGAAAAGTTGCATCTTGTCAAGTTGCATGTAAGCCTTGATGGAGTCAGAGAACAGTTTGAATACTTGCGCTGGCCAGCCACATGGAATCAGATCACCGACAATATATTGAAACTAAAACAAACTGCTCCAAGTAATGTGATGTTTTTAATAGAAGAAACTATTAGCATATTTAACTTATGGTATAGTGATAAGTTATCGCAATGGATACAACAAAACTTTGCCACCAACAGAGAAGGTGACAAGGTCAATCATACCAAGCATCTGGCGTTTGGAAACTTTTCAGTGTCAAAATGTTCAGCTGAATATGTTGCAGCCATGAAAGACAAACGTGATCAACATCTTATACCGCCAAATTGGAAAGAAGATTCAATAGAAATTAGCAAAATGATTAAATCAATCAAACAGTTTGATCAATATCGAAATCAATCGTTTAGTAAAACATTTCCGGAAGTGGCAGGATTTTACGCTAGATTTTTGTAAAAAGTTTGTGGACAAATCCGCTAAATAATCCAAAGGCCCTTGAGTAGATGCAAAAACGCACTCGCAGTTTATTAGAAGAATTAGACGATTTGTACATCGAATGTGATCGCCGCTTGTTGATCGAAAATCGTGCGGCCACACTCATTGCAAGTGCTATTAGATTGCTAGAACAAATTGACACAGAATTTCCAGCTGACCAAGCCGAAAATCTGCAACGCAAATTGTTAAATGCTATTCGCACTAGAGACTCAGGAAAGTTTGCTAGATCAGTGAGAAGAACAAATGCAGATACATGAAATTGCACGCCGTAAGGTAAGCGAAGGTCCGCTCAAGGGTGTTAACTCCACTCCTGTAAACTTTGGGAAAACCACTGTGGCCATGCCACAACAGACTGTGGCTCCAAGCAAAGTGTCTTTTGCACCAAACATGATGCCCAAGCCTGCTCCGGCTGCTACAACAACGCCAGGTACAAATCTTGCAGTGGCGCCTCGAACAACTGCTCTAGCCAACCCACCCAGTACTGGTGTTGCAACTGTGCCCGCTGGTGGTGCAGTGACTACAGCACCCAATCCTGGACAAGTGGCGCCTGCTGCCAACAGAGTTAGACCAAGTCAATCAGATCCTAATGTGATTGACGTTGATGCCAAAGATATTACCAACAGACAAGCATCGGCAGCGCCTGCGGCAGCACCAGCGCCTGCGGCAGCACCAGCGCCTGCGGCAGCACCAGCGCCTGCGGCAGCACCAGCGCCTGCGGCAGCACCAGCACAACCCTCGACACCAACAAACACCAATGTAAAACCAGGCGGTAGTAAAGAAGCTCAGGCATTTCAAGCACAACAAGCAGCACAAAAAAAATCTATTACTCCGCAACCCCCAGCACCTGCAACCCAAGCAACACCAACAACTGCTGCGCCAGGAAAAGCAGGATTCATGCGCAATGCCGCAGAGTACTTTGCCAACAAAACAATGAACAAAGCCGGCATTCCATTGGCCCAGCAAGGCCAATATCACCCAGGTGGACATATGGCAGCTAGTTTAGGCCAAGGTACTACTGCTATTGCACAGGCAGAACAAAAAATTGCGTACACTCTTGCCCAAGAATATGTTAATCAAGGCACGTTGAATAGAAACAAAACTCAACTTACCCCAGCTGCAATACAATCTGCCGCTAGTTTGATTAATCAAGCAGGCAACGATCTTCAGTTGAACTTTGACAATATAGTTCAATTAACACAGCAATATGCTCAAGAGATTGCAAACTACAAGAAGGCACAGAAAGAAAAACAAGCACAAGCGCAACTTGACATTGAACAGTTGAAAGATCAACTTAAAGTAGCTGAAAAAGAACAAAGATTTAAACAAGTTCGACAACTGTCCGATGAACTAAAACGCCGGGGGCTGTCAGACGAAGACATTGGCACGTTGCGATCTAATGCAGTAACAGATGTAAAAAATAATTTTAAGAATAATCTTAAGCAAATGGCACCTAATCAGCCACCAGCAGCCCCTCCAATATCAACTGATCAAATGCGTGGAACAAACCCTGACCTGCCAACCACTCAAGATTATGCTAATTTAGAAAAACGCCTACAACAGGCCCTGGCAGCACAAGGACAAACTCAATGAGATTACTAGAAGGCGGCAATGTATTCAAAGATGCTGACGGCAACCCACTCACCGGCCGTATCAATCAAAGCGATGTGCCGGCCACAGTGCAATGGTTGGAAACACTTACAGGTTTGGAATTTCCACGTGAGCGTTGGTTGGGCTCAACTGGACGCAAACCCACTTCGGGTGATATGGACATGGCAGTGGATGCTAGTGAAATATCCAAAGAACAACTCACAGCAAAACTAACACAATGGGCAATAAGCCACGGACAAGATCCCAAGGCCTGGGTAAAGAAAGCTGGTGAAGTACACCTGCGCACACCCATTAATGGCCGTCCTGAAAATGGCTATGTTCAAACAGACTTCATGTTCTTTCCCAATTTGGATTGGGGACAGTTTTATTATGGCGGTGCAGACGATTCAGCCTACAAAGGCATGAACCGCAATGTGCTGATGAGTTCAATTGCCAAACAACTGGGAC